ATCCATAAGTACCGCCACCGGCAGAACCACCAGAACCACCACCAGTACCTGCGTATGAACCACCAGAACCACCATTAAAAGTAGCTTGACCTCCAAAGCCAGCTACTGTACCAGTGGAAATAAAATAAGAATCTCCGCCATTAGCACCGACTGTGCTGTAAGTAGAGTTTCCTGCTAGAACTGTGTATGAAGTTCCTGGTACTACAGCAATATTGTTTCGCCATCCTAAACCACCACCACCTGCACCATTTGCGTTTGAACCGCCGCTAGCGTAAAAGGCAGATCCAGAACCGCCTGCGCCAATACAACAAACGCTAACAAGAGTAATTCCTGGGGGAGCAACCCAAGTATAGGTATTAGACCCACCACTACTACTGCCTGTGTATAGTTGTTGCCCAGGTGGAGTTACATTAGGCCAAAGTCCTGACCCGGCTTGTTGCATTGTTTGTGAAGGAGTGTAAATTCCACTATAGGTTGGCATTACAAGTCACCTGTATTAGTCGAAGGGAAAGCTCTTGTTATAGTACCTGTTGCTGGGTAAATAATCCTAACTGCGCCAGCACCTCCGTTCATATAGCCATAAGTTACTGCGTAAGAGCCGCCACCGCCACCGCCATATATGCCAGCGTCAACAAAGTAAAGGCCTGTTGCGGTAGTACCACCAGAACCACCACCACCATTTTTAGATGCTTCATCTGCAGTTATGCTTGATCCTGTACCACTACCGCCGTTTGCACCTTGCCCTAAAACTCCAACGCCGCCGCCGCCACCTGAAAAATTAGAACCGCCAGGGCCAGTACTGTAACCACCCCCGCCGCCGCCGCCAGTGCCAGCAGAACCGCTTGCGCCAGAAAAAGTACCTGCGTTGCCGCCATTACCAGAATATCCGCCAGCGCCGCCGCCGCCAAAAAGAGAAGAAAAAATGTTGCCACCATTACCGCCACCATCTGCAGCGCCACCAATTGTTGAGCCTGTACCGCCAGAAAGATTGCCGCCCGATCCCCCGCCACCAGCAAAAAAATAAAAAGCGTTAACGCCATTAGTGCCAAAAGATGAATCTCCGCCAGAAGAATTATAATAAGCAGTGCTTGCCGCAACTACAGAAATTGATTGTCCAGGAGTTACAGCAATATTGTTTTTGTATCTTAGACCACCACCAGCACCAGCATTGTATGAACCATATCCGCCAGCGCCACCAGCGCCAACACAAACTACGCTAACACTAAAAGTATTAGCGGGAACAACAAAAGTAAAAGAACCCCCTGTATAAAGTCTTTGACCATTAAGGCTAGGGGTTACAGCGTTGGTTACGTTGCTTCCGGGACTTTCACCAAAAGCGTTAATTGCGGTTACTTGAAATGTGTATGATGTTCCGTTAGTTAGCCCATTTACTGTAATTGGAGAAGAAGCAGCCGTACCCGTAAAATTACCCGGTGTTGAAGTTGCTCTATATCCAGTTATAGCGCCACCGCCTGTGTTAGCGGGAGCACTAAAACTTATTTCTGCGTTAGTATTTCCTTTAGCGGCAACTGCGGAGGTTGGTGCATTGGGCGCTTTAGACCCGACGTATGCTGCATTAATAAAAGCGTTAATGTATCTATCTGACATCAGCCCGCTCTTTTAGGTTATTGCTTCGTAAGACGCTGTCATTTCAATGGCGTTGGTTGTACCTGAAGTTACTACGATTGACTGATTTTCACCAAGATAAATTGCGGTAGATTTATCTGAAAGGATTAAAGTAGTATTAGCGGGTACTTGGATTTGAAAAGCAATTCTATACGCTGTTCCGCCGCCACTTACTGCGCTGTTAATAGAAACAGTAATAGTTGCAGCGGTGCCCGTGACGTTTGCTGCCATGATGTAATCAATTCTATTTACCGTACCAACGGCTGGAGTAAGTGAAGTCCAAGGTGTTGCACTTGTTGCAGTTGGTATTAAATAGGTTACGTTACCGTAGATTGATGTTGCGTTTAGTATGTTTGGGTTTGCCATTATTGTTCCTTAATAACCAAAAATCATTGCATATGCGACTGCTTGAGCCTTGGTAGCGCCGGCAGACGTTGGAGTTGCCCAAGATGGAATACCCCCAGCTACAGTTAAAACTTGACCAGTTGTACCAATAGGTAATCTTGCAGCAGTAGCAGCAGAGGCTTCATAAACCATATCCCCAGTTGTAGTCATTGGGTTTAAAGTATTAAACGCAGTAGCCGCCGTTGTTTCCCCAGTACCACCAGCCGCAATTGGCAAAGTACCAGCAACTAAAGCAGATGAAGATGTTGAATAAAGAGCGTTGTTAGCTGCAGTAAATGTAGTTAATCCTGTACCACCGGCAGCGGCAGGTAATGTGCCGGCAGTTAATGTAGTTGTACCGCTTGAATAAAGAGCATTGTTAGCCGCTACAAATGTAGTTAATCCTGTGCCGCCATACGCTGGTTGAATCGTACCGCCTTGCCAAGTGCCACCAGAGACAATATCACTAGCCAGGTATAAAGAATTTGTTCCCCATTGTATATTCTCAGGAGCAAACCCGTGGTAGTTCCACGTACCCGCAACAGTACCGTTAGCTAACAAAACAAGATTAACAGCTCCTCCAGCTGGAACAGTACCTACAGAACCATTAGCGTAATCTTGAATAGTTAATGTACCTGTTGCATTGTTGTTAAACTCAAACGCTACGCCTGTAGTCAGGGTGGTAGCATCAGGCAGTGTATAAGTTTGAGAGCCCGTGCCGGTCAGTGTTTGAGAGTAGCTAGAAGCCGCTGTTAAAGCAGTTATTCCTGCCGCAGCCGCAACAGAGGTATTAGATTGGTTAAGTCGGTTTACTGTTACGTTTTGATTAGCATCTCTCAATACTACAGAGTTAGCGCCACTAGAAGCAGTTACACCTGTACCGCCATAAGCTACTGGAATAGTTGAACCGTTCCAAGCACCAGAAGTAACTGTGCCTAAAGCACTAACGTTTCCTGTTTCGTTAAGGTTTACAGATTTACTAGAAGGGTAAGTAACAAATACAGTAACTGTGCCACTAAACGTAACTGCAGAACCTGAGTTACTAGACGATAAAATTGTTGTACGGGTTAGCGTTGGGCCTGTGGTTGAATACGTACCAACGCCTACTTCAAAGTTGCCAGAAGTATCTGTAGCTCCATAATAAGTAGTGTTGCCATTACCAACAACGGAGAAAGACTGATACCCTGTAACACTTCCACTTAATGTAAAACTTATGGTTGTATTAGCAGTACCAGTCTGTTGAACACGATCATACAGCGCCAGAGCCATTTAGGACTCCTTAGCTAGTAGCAGTTGTGCTGTAAGTAACGCTTACTGTGTCACCTGCAGTTGTAACTTTAGCTGTAGAGAAGTTACCTTCAGAATACAAAGTACCCGCTGTAGAGCTTAATGTACTAACTGCACCAGACCCAGTAACCAAGAAACAACCATAAACAGTACCGCCAGCACCGGTAATAGTGTAAGTAATAGCAGTTGCAGATGAAGTTGTTACGTTAGAAGGTGTAGAACCAGATGAAGTAGACGCTGCAAACACAGCAGTACCACGAACTGCGGAACCACCAACTGTGTAGTTAATAAACTCACCGGAGTTAGTAGTAACCAATGTAGTCATCGTGTCAGTAGCTGCTGGAGTCAACGAAACCCTAGTTAGTCCTAAGAATGGTCCAACGGTAGTGTATGTGCCAGATGTACGTAACAAAGTATCAAGCATTAGCTCTTTACCCGCTGCTACGACCAAGTTAGGAACTTCTTCAGTCCACTTTAAATTACCTTGAGCATCACGGCACTCAACATGGTAAAAACCATCTTGAATCATACCTTCTGGTATATTAGCGTTTGCTTGTAATGTTGCTACAGCATGATCGCCGCAGCTTGCTATTTCTTTTTGCATAAAAACTCCTTAGTTAGAAAAACGAATAATGGCGTTTGTGGAATTATTCGTAGGAAAAGTTATTGTAAATGTGTTTGTAGCAGTTTTATCTGCCCCAAAACTCAATACCGCAACAGCCGCACCAGTAGTACCATTATATATTAACGCACCTGCTGCAGTAAAGGAAGCGGGGTCCCAAGTCACGTTTGCAAATGATAAATACGCTGTTTCGGTTTGGTCATCAGATGCAGGTGGAATAACAGTCAGGATTTTGCCTGTGGCTGTATACCCGGTACCGATAATTTCGTTAGTTGCGCTATAAGAAGTAGTGTTTGGTCCAATATCCGCAAACGACGTATATAGCGCAATTTTATAAACGTAAGGGGTTCCAGAAGCAAAGTTTTCCAACCCGCTTAAGCAGTTCTTTTTAAAAATAGTGCACTGCCCTTGTTGGATAGCCATTATGGGTTAACCTTAATCTTAGCTTGCCCATCACGATACGCATCACCACGCTCAAGCCCTGTACCAAGGCGATTGAGCTGCATTAGCGCTTCAGTGTACTTGTCTTCGTAGTACTTAACAAGGTCTTGCTCGCCCTTCATAAAAAGCATTGCTTCCCGCATTGCACCATAAAGAAGCACAGGATCATAGTTATCGCCCAGCCAGCTTGTACCTGTAGGATTATTAATAACACCTACAGGTATAGAAAACCCAGAACCAGAACCCCCAATAGAGGTGTTAGAACACGATAATATATCCCCAACAGCATAAAAATTACCGTTGTTTTTAATGGTAACGGAAGTCACTACTTGTCCAGAAACAGTAATGTTTGCGGTAGCTCCAAAACCAGAACCCCCTGTTAACGGCACGTTACTGTAGCTTCCATTGGTGTATAAAGAGCCACCAGTAATAGCGCCAATACCAGAAATAGCGCCTTGAACAATAGATATTGGGTAGTAAAAATAATGGAGTTCTGTGGCGTAATCACTATTAGGGGTTGGACCTAAAATAAAAGACAGCTCATTTGCGTTATTAAATTGAGTGCCAAACAATGCGTAATACTTAGGCAGCCCCGTAGTTGTTGGTGTTGGGTATGCCTCACGGATAAAGTTAACATCTTTGTTAAGTAGGTACGTGTATGCCCCAGTCCCATCAATAACAGCGATTGAGTAGGTAGACAAATAGTCATCAGGGCAAGATAAATACTTATTATTGGCTGTAAGATTACCTGTTACGTTCTTACGTAGTGGGGGCAGCTGAACTGAGTTGTATATACGCTCTTCGGCTTCTTGAACAAAAGTCGAAATGTTATATAGAAACAGCGACTCTGTATTCTCAGAATAGTCCTGAATCGCTTGGTATAACTGAATGTAGTTCAAGCCATTGGTCCTCTAGCAATACGCCCTTTAGTAGCAGCTCCGTTACCACGGGTCTCAATACCCGATGTCTTTACGCCTTTACCAAGGTTTTTACTGATTTTGGCTACGGAGATGTTCATGTCGTCCATAACTTGCGCACCAGATGTATCTTTAATAGCGCCAGCAACAGTTACTTTTTGCCCTGTCATAGTGTGTGGCTCAGCATACACAGACGCTGGACCTACCTCTTTACCATCACGTTTCATGCTGTACTTAGCCATTATCGACCTCTTCCTGCGCTTTTGCGCATCATTCCTTGGTTAGCTACTTTAGCCATATTACGACCCAGTTTCATCATCTGTTCGTTGGTTTTACCGCCCATACCGCCTTTGCCACCTTTTTGGATGCCAACGCTTGGACCTGAATCACCTAGATTTGTACCTTTAGTCTTACCTTTTTTAGTAACACCATCTGCGCCTTTTTTAAACATGTCTTTCTCCTATGTTGTTGTTACCGTAACTGTACCCACTTGTCCTACTGCAATCAAGTAATTTGGCGTTAAAACGTTAGTAAAACTGCTAGCCCCACCAACTGGAGCCCAGCCCCACTGAAACACCCTGCTACCGCCTGTAGGGTCTCCAAAGCCTTGCTCTGTATTACCTGCGTTTTGATTCAACTGCAAGCCCGTATAGCCACCCTGATAGTACGTATTATCCGGTCTTGGATGCCGTAATGCTTGCGGGTCTTCAACAGGGTACATACCCAACTGCAATTGAGGGTGGTCAGGATCCCAGCATGCCTTGCAAACGTATAGCTGGTAGGGCTTAGTCTTGATAATCTCAATGCGTAGTTCTTTTAACTGAAACCTGAAGTTACAGCGGTCGCACTGCGATATAGCCCGTTTACCAGATGCAAAGGTGTTTGGCATGGCTAGCTCTAGGTAATATACATCCGGCG